ACTGGGCACGATTTCGTTGGATTGGTCGTCAGAGGCGATTGAGGAGTATACGGTGGAATTCCAGTATCAGTACTGGACCTCATCCACTCTGTCCCAGGGAGGCTTTTTTAGCTTTACGGCCAACGTTTAAGTTAGCGTAGCCATGCTCCGCGGCATATTCGCCTATATTAATGTTTCGGGGAGGGCGCCATAACGGGCTCTCCAGAAAGTGAGCTTGTCCTATGCCATTTACCTTCCATTCTGAGGATGTATAATTGCCCCGCTTATTTGGGTTTGAGTTTGATTTCAATAGGCGGTCGTCGGCGCCTGCTGCGGTCGGCAACAAACCCACGTCCAATACCGTTAGTTTCGTGCCGCCTGACAATCAGGACGGCGCGCTTAACGTTCAATTTGGCGCGGCTGGTGGCCATTTCGGCTATTACCTCGACCTCGACGGCGGCATCGTCGATGACTTCCAACTTATCAATCGCTATCGCGAGATGCAAATCATCGCGGAAGTCGATGAGGCGATTGACCAGATCGTCAACGAACTTGTCGTACAGGATGCAGACAGACTACCCGTCTCGCTCAATCTTGACTTCACCAATCTCACACCAGAACTAAAGGCCCGTGTCCAGGCGGAATTCATCAATCTACTGAAGATGTTGAACTTCCATCGGGATGCGTATAGCATTGTGCGTCAGTGGTACATTGACGGGCGGCTCTATCTGCATTTGGTGGTGGATGAAAGCAGCACCAAGTCTGGCATTCAGGAATTGCGTATTGTCGACCCGCGCACGATTCGCAAGGTGCGCGAAGTCCAGAGCAAGCGTCATCCCGAGACGCAGTCCGAAATCGTTGAAGTGGAACGCGAATACTTCGTCTACAATCCAATGGGTTTTGTCTCACCAAGCGGCCGTGGTGCGTCACAATCGCCTAACAGTGCGCTGATGAATTACCAAGGCGTACGTATCGCAGCAGACTCGGTTGCGTTCTGCCCGTCGGGACTTTACGACGCGAACAAGCGCACCGTGCTGTCGTGGCTGCACAAAGCCATCAAACCACTGAACCTCTTGCGGATGGTGGAAGATTCCTCCGTCATCTATCGTGTCTCTCGTGCGCCAGAGCGCCGAGTGTTTTACATCGATGTCGGCAATCTCCCGAAAGCCAAAGCAGAACAGTATCTCTACGACATCATGCAGAAGCACCGGAATAAGCTGGTGTATGATACCGCGACTGGCGAGATACGAGACGACCGCAAGTTCATGAGTATGCTCGAAGATTTCTGGCTGCCACGCCGTGAGGGTGGCAAGGGTACAGAAATCACCACGTTGCCGGGCGGTCAGAATCTCGGTCAGATGGAAGATGTCGATTACTTCCGTCGTAAACTGTATCGCGCCTTGAGTCTGCCGCCGTCGCGCATCGATCAGGGGCAAGGATTCAATCTCGGGCGTGCGTCAGAGATTACACGCGACGAACTGCGATTCAACAAATATATTCATCGCTTGCAAGTGCAGTTCGATTATCTGTTCGACCAGTTGCTAGAACGGCAGCTTCGTCTCAAGAATGTCATGACAGAGGCCGAGTGGTATGACATCAAGGACAGCCTTCGTTATACCTGGCAACAGGATTCGTACTTCGAAGAACTGAAGATGAACGAAATCCTCACAACGCGCATGAATTTGGCGACACAAGCCGATGCGTTTGTCGGGCGGTATTATTCTGAAGCGTTTGTCAAGCGAGACATTCTCAAACTAACGGACGATGATGTTGTGCAGATTGCGCAAGATAACCGTGTAAACCCACCCGCGCCGGCCGGCCGGCCTGGTGAAGACGATACATTTGATCACGAGGCCGACGAAGCCTTGCGCAAGAACAATTCACCGGCGGGAAAGACAGATACGAATTTTTCTCCTGCGGATGATGACACGAATGCCTCATCTCCAAAGAAGACTGCGGATACTAAATAGGAATACGCTATGGCTATAACATCAGGGACCGCCAATGTTCATATCCTTACGGAGAGCGCACAACACGCAACTGTGCGCTGTTTGTATTATACTAGCAATGGTACAGACGAATCGGATGTGCTCAAGGTAAATACGGCGGCACTGACACACAAGACAGTAGCACTCACGACAGCCACGCGACTTGGTGTCTTCCAGTCGGGCGATACCGTGACGGGCCAGACTAGCGGAAAGACAGCACAAATTGTTGAATGGCGGAGGAGCGCGAATACAATCGTCGTAACGAGTGCGTCGGGAGCATTCACCGACGGTGAGGACCTGACGACTACACTTACTGGCAGCACAGCCGCGTTAGTCGCGTCGAGTGCGTCACTGAATTTGGTTCGCGAGTTGGCCATTCGCAGCATCTGGTATTCCATCGACCCCGATATGACGGTCGAACTAGGATTCAAAGGCGCGCCAGGCGAAGAAGCGATCGTTCCTGCGGTGCTTCTCTCTGGGTCGGGTTATTTCGGCAAGAACGCACTCGCGGGGCAGATTAGTTCCAATGCGCCCGGTATAGGCACCGGTGCAGACGGCAGTTTTTATATTAGCACCTATACGACCTCAAGCGCGAAGGCGGCCTATACCGTCATCGTTGACTTAGTGAAACTGCGCGGGTATGCGCCAAGCGGACCCTAAAGGATATCTTATGAATTCATTTACGCAACTCGTACAGAATGTCAAGGATGCCAACTGGCAAGGCGCCGGGCAGGTCTTCAAGGAGATCATGCAACAGAAGGTGGCGGATCGTCTCGATGTTGAGCGTCGAACCATCTTTAAGGAAGACAGCAGCGAGGCATACAAGAAGTACTTCGCCTCGATGCTAAAAAAGTGGAACGTTTCGTCACCCGCAGATATTCCCGATGACAAGAAGGACGACTTCTTCAAGGCTGTCGACAAAGGGTATAAAGCAAAGAACGAAAGCTGCGGAGCAAAGCACGAAGATGGTGCTGACGATGAAGCGGACAAGAAGGCGCGGGCTGATGAGCCGTATCCAAAAGAGGTCGACGAAGACGACGACGAGGCCAAAGAGAAGTAAAAATGGCCAAAATGAGATTCGCATCACCGACCAAGATTAAGATTAATCAGTTGTTAGATGGAGAACCACTGAAACGAATCCTCCCCAAGCTCACTGGACGCGAGAGCGAGGCGGAGATTCTCAAGCAGCTAGAGAAGAAGCGCAAGGGCCGAAAGCTGTTCCGCGACCAGACGCAGTATAGGCCGCAGGATTGGTAAGGACGAATAACCCATGCAACTTATCGCCGAAGTTTACGATTACGTCAAGCCGCTAGTAGAAGCCACGAAAGATGGGAAGAAAATCTATGCCATCGAAGGCGTGTTCCTACAGGCGGAAGTGAAGAATCGTAATGGACGCACATATCCGATGGCGGTGTTGCAGCGCGAAGTTGCTCGCTACAACGAGGAATACGTCAAGCAGAACCGTGCGTTAGGCGAATTGGGGCACCCCGAATCTCCACATATCAACCTTGAACGTGTTAGTCACATGATTACGAAGCTGGAAGCGAACGGTATAGACTTCGTGGGGCGCGCAAAGATTATGGACACGCCGTACGGCAAGATTGTGAAATCCTTCATTGACGAGGGCGTCAAGTTTGGCGTGTCATCTCGCGGTGTTGGTTCGTTGGAAAACGCCACAGATGGAGATGTTGTCGCGGATGATTTTTTTCTTGCGACAGCCGCAGACATCGTTGCCGATCCAAGTGCGCCACAAGCGTTCGTTCGCGGTCTGCGAGAGCAGAACGACTGGGTTTGGGACAACGGAACATTGTCCACCGCACGAGTCGAGAAGCTCCACACGGCTATCACTAAGGCACCTGTGAAAACCCGATCACAAGCGCGGGCGTTAGAAACACGCATTTTCGAGACGTTCATGCGTGAATTGAAGAGAGGCACGCAAGTCTCGTAGAAAACAGCATAACGCTAAATATATTACACTGATGCCGGACCCCAGTGGGTTGGCACAATTTTTGAGGACAATACCAATGGCAGAATCTCTTGTTAATCCAGTGTCCGCTGCGCAACTGCGCCCGCGCAATCAGGAACCCACTCATCTTTCGGGGCACGAGCGCGACGAACTCGGTGACGCGACCGATAGTAAGCTCGACTACGCCGGCAAGCTAAAAACCGATACGTCTGTCCCGCGATCGGTTCCAGCA